GTCTACAATTGTATCTCTTTGATTTAAGTTATTAAGAGTATGCGGGAAATAATAAGTATTAATTGGAGTTAAAGATTGTACGGCTGTTTTGCTCTGAATTCCATCTTGAAATACTACAGTTCCGCCTGCAAGATTTAAAGTGCCAGCCAAATTAACTGTTCCAGCTAAGGTTGTTGTTCCTTGAAATCCAGCTCTGTCATTCACTGATAAGGACTTGACTTGCAAGTCCTCATCAGTATTGAATTTACCTTTATTGAGGGCCATGGCTTTACCTTATGCCTGGGCTTCTGTCCAAGATAGTCTTCCGAACACAGATGCTGTTGATGTTCCAATATTTTGAACAACGATTGTCAAAACATCTGGTCCGTCAGGATAAATTCCAACGTTAGAGGTTGTTCCTCCACCACCCAAGATTGAGTTTCCTAAATCACGAACATTTGATAGGTCGATTGAGTTTGCTCCAGATCCTAAGAAGAATCCTGCTGTAACTTCACCACCTGTAACTGTTGTAGATCCACCAGAGTAATCTGAGATCTGAGATAGTGATGAGTTAGCAATACCTGCTACGTTACCAACTGCGTTTGTCCAAGTAGTTGCGGAGCTTGAAACTCCATTCAAAATTGCTGTGACAAGAAGGTTTGCACTTCCTACAGATGTTGTAGCGGTTACGTCAAGAGCCTTTAGAGCTAGCTGCATTCTGTTAATAAGTTCACGTTGTCCAAATGCTGCGGCAATACCGTTATCAACTGAAGGAGCAAGTCTTATTGCAAAGAGCGCTCTGCTTTGTCCTGATGCTACAGAAGTTGAAGTTCTTTGTCCGTAAGTAAACACGAGGGATTTATCTTCATCAAATCCGCCGTCCATAATTACTGAAGTTCCCCAGTGTGATATAGAAGCTGCAAAGCTTGGGTAAGCTAGCTCTACCATTGTTGGTGACACTGGATCTAATGTAAATAGTTGAGCGCTTGTAGCTCCCATAGGGACTGCAATGACTCCTGTTGGGTTTGCCGATAGTGCTGCAAAGCTAGTCTTGAGTGTTAGTCCATTTATAGAGTGAATAAATGTGCCTTCTGGGTAAGCTGCGCTAATTAATCTCATACCAGCTTGTAGATTAGCCACGCTAGAAACTGTTCCTTCAGAAGAACCAACAGCTTGAGTTATGCTTAAGTTAGCTTCTCCTGCTCTACCTCTTGTAAGACCAGTAAATGATGTATCTGATTTTGCAGAGTAATTTACATACTCTACAGCAGATTCATTTTTAATTGCTAGAGTTCCAGCTTGTGGGAATCCTGCTGTTGACCTTACATTTAGAGCTAAGTCTGTTGTCAAAACAGTTTGAGTTGTTGCTGTGTATGCTGGAGTAGTTGAAGATTCATAGCGTCCTGGAAGGTTTCCGCTTCGCATATATGCTTCTGTGTTAACGTTATTGTTAGGCATCTTGTGGCAATAAACAACGTCACCCTTTGGGCCTCTTACTCCCCATCTTACGAAACCTGCACCATACCATGTGTAGTCAATATAGAACATCTGCATCTTTGAAAGATCGATATTATATTGGGATGGTCCTGTTCCATCTAGCTTGTCCATATTAAATTCGGACTGTTTAATTCTAGTTTCTTGTGTTTTCGATATAATTGCAAATGATGTCGATGCGCCTCTGTAAGCAGGGCTAATAGTCATAGATGCATCAGTTCCAATTCCAACTACCTTATAGGATTGTCCTCTAATTACAACGTAATCTCCTGGTATTAGCTGCTTTCCAAACGCAGTTGGGAAGTAAGCATCTGACTGAGTAACTGTTGCTGAGTTTTGAGTAACGCTTACTTTACCAGAAAGCTGGAAAGTTGAATTTCTTTTAACTGCAGATAAATTTTGACCGTCATACTCCCAGAATAATCCATTTTGATTGTCAAACATTCCTAGTCTGTTTTGGCATCCATACCAAGACTCTACAGATACAAAGAATGCTCCTGTAGCAAGTGAGGATGATGGGGTAGCTGGGGCTTCATAAGTAAACTTATCGTCTGAAAGAACATTTACAATTGCAAATGATCCATTTCAAGCGTTGGTCTTATAGTAACAGTTCAAACAAAAGAAAAACACAATCTGCAACCAGGAACAATAGTAAAAGTTGGTGGATGTGATCAAGCCGCATACAATGGATCATTTGCAATTGTAAATGTTCTTTCAGACGATAAGTTTACTTATGAAGCCCCAGCTACCCCATCATCCTCACTTGCTACAGGAGCATTCTTTGTATCTGTAGAGTCTTGGTATGGATGCCAAAACAGACTAGGAATGTTTGACAATCAAAATGGATTATTCTGGGAGTATGACGGTCAAAATTTATCTGCAGTTAAAAGAAATTCAACTTTCCAGCTTTCTGGTAAAGTAAGCGTTACTCAAAACTCAGCAACAGTTACTCAGTCAGATGCTTACTTCCCAACTGCGTTTGGAAAGCAGCTAATACCAGGAGATTACGTTGTAATTAGAGGACAATCCTATAAGGTAGTTGGAATTGGAACTGATGCATCTATGACTATTAGCCCTGCTTACAGAGGCGCATCGACATCATTTGCAATTATATCGAAAACACAAGAAACTAGAATTAAACAGTCCGAATTTAATATGGACAAGCTAGATGGAACAGGACCATCCCAATATAATATCGATCTTTCAAAGATGCAGATGTTCTATATTGACTACACATGGTATGGTGCAGGTTTCGTAAGATGGGGAGTAAGAGGCCCAAAGGGTGACGTTGTTTATTGCCACAAGATGCCTAACAATAACGTTAACACAGAAGCATATATGCGAAGCGGAAACCTTCCAGGACGCTATGAATCTTCAACTACTCCAGCATACACAGCAACAACTCAAACTGTTTTGACAACAGACTTAGCTCTAAATGTAAGGTCAACAGCAGGATTCCCACAAGCTGGAACTCTAGCAATTAAAAATGAATCTGCTGTAGAGTATGTAAATTACTCTGCAAAATCAGATACATCATTTACTGGTCTTACAAGAGGTAGAGCAGGAGAAGCTAACTTAAGCATAACTCAAGCTGTTGGTTCTTCTGAAGGAACAGTTTCTAGCGTGGCTAATCTACAAGCTGGTATGAGATTAATTAGCGCAGCTTACCCAGAAGGCACATTTATTCACTCTATAAATGGACTAACACTCAAGACTAGCTTTGCAGCACTATCGGCAAACCCAACAGGAGTCATTGCAGTCCCTATGGGAGCTACAAGCGCTCAACTATTTACATTAGATCCAGTGTCACCAACAATGGTAGAGCTAGCTTACCCAAGCTTTGCAGCTTCTATATCACACTGGGGAACTTCAGTAATTATGGACGGCGGATTTGATGAAGATAAATCCCTCGTGTTTACTTACGGACAAAGAACTTCAACTTCTGTAGCATCAGGACAAAGCAGAGCGCTCTTTGCAATAAGACTTGCTCCTTCAGTTGATAACGGTATTGCCGCAGCATTTGGACAACGTGAACTTATTAACAGAATGCAGCTAGCTCTAAAGGCTCTTGACGTAACCGCTACAACATCTGTAGGAAGTGCAAACCTTCTTGTCACAGCAATTTTGAATGGAGTTTCAAGCTCCGCAACTACTTGGACAAACGCAGTTGGTAACGTAGCAGGTATTGCTAACTCATCACTATCTCAGATCTCAGATTACTCTGGTGGATCTACAACAGTTACAGGTGGTGAAGTTACAGCAGGATTCTTCTTAGGATCTGGAGCAAACTCAATCGACCTATCAAATGTTCGTGATTTAGGAAACTCAATCTTGGGTGGTGGAGGAACAACCTCTAACGTTGGAATTTATCCTGACGGACCAGATGTTTTGACAATCGTTGTTCAAAATATTGGAACATCAACAGCATCTGTGTTCGGAAGACTATCTTGGACAGAAGCCCAGGCATAAGGTAAAGCCATGGCCCTCAATAAAGGTAAATTCAATACTGATGAGGACTTGCAAGTCAAGTCCTTATCAGTGAATGACAGAGCTGGATTTCAAGGAACAACAACCTTAGCTGGAACAGTTAATTTGGCTGGCACTTTAAATCTTGCAGGCGGAACTGTAGTATTTCAAGATGGAATTCAGAGCAAAACAGCCGTACAATCTTTAACTCCAATTAATACTTATTATTTCCCGCATACTCTTAATAACTTAAATCAAAGAGATACAATTGTAGAC